TGATCAAATAATAATAAATTATCCTTTTATTTGCATTAAACTTTAATGTATATGCTAAAATTTTAAATTTTGTTTTATTATTGCGATCTTTGTTTATTTTATAATTTATTTTCATTTAGGATCCTATCCAGGACAGATATACTCATGAGTGGATCAAAGCTATTAGATTAACTTTGCCATCGATAAATATATTACATGGATTTTCAAGTTCTCGAAACATTTCTAACTTCGTTAACTTGGTTGAAAAGAATCTAATTCATAAAGGAGAAACTGAGACGATAAGATTGCTTAAATCATACCGTTTGTTTATACAACAGTATATATTGAAACAAGATTTGACTCCTGTTCCATACCACTCTATTGATAAAAGTGGTTTCCTTAAAAGAATAAAATTCCTTAAACCAAAAGCTAGATGTCTAAACGGAAAGCGTTACGCAATGTCTGTGATTCGGATAATTGAGTTATTCAGATGCAAGCCTGCAAATGATACCTCGACTATTACTGACGCACCTACTTATAATAAAGCAAGGGTCGAAGATATAATTAAATTTATACCGAAAAGTAAGATTTTAAAGAAATTGCCATATACGGTGTTACCGTCATATCTACCTTTATCTAATAAGGCAGGGCCCAATGGCCCAGCAACACTCAGCGCAGTGGAAGATATGACAGCGCTAAGGAGGAATCCTAAGCAGTACTATGCGGTGACTACATTACTAAACCAATCGAATTTATCTTGGTTAAATTTTGAAGCACAGGCACCACTACTCGGTGAATTCATAAACGCAAAGACCATATTCCTTAGTGATAAAGCCTGTAAAACTAGGCTTATATCAATAATGGGATGGTGGTCAAATGCTGCTTTATCTGGGGTCCATAAGACCTGGATGTATTTCTTAAAAGATATTAGTAACGACTTAACGTTTAAACAAGAAACAATCCCAAGGCGTGTAAAAGCCCTTGGAAGAAATTTATTTAGTTCCGACATGACAGCGTTCACAGACAGGTTTCCAAGAGTTATTTTGGTTGCCATGTTGCGACACTGCCATGGGCAGGTGATTTCAGAAAATTGGAATACAATAATGTCAGAGACGGCTTTTAAAACCAAAAGTGGTAACGACATTAAATATGAAGTCGGAAACCCAATGGGAGTATTAAGTTCTTGGCCAATTTCTACAGGAGGCCACCATCTTATACATGAATATGTACAGTATAAGTTGAAGATACGTAAACATAAGTATCTTGTACTAGGTGACGATTCGCTTATAAAAAGTGAAAAAGCACAAAAATATTACTTAAAAGTTATCAATGAATTAGGTATTAAAATTTCTTTACCCAAGTGCACCAGTTCTTATAATGGGCATGCAGAATTTGCGAAACGATTATTTGGTTCGGAAGCAGAGTATACAGGGTTACCCATATACTTGCTTAAAAATTTACATAAACATCCGGAACAAATTCTTGAACTAGTAAAAATGGCTCGGGAAAGAGGTTACAGTGATGAAATTCTAGGTCGTCGTATATTAAATCTATTAGAGCTTAAGCAGTTTGATAGTAGTACGCGAAAGATAATAGTTGACATACTGTCTCTATCAGAACGGGTGTCGGGTTTTCGACCGCTATTCCAAGCGAAAGAATACTCAACAGAAATGTTTGAAGCGCCCCTTGGGGTTGACAACAAAGAATCCTGGTCCGGTTTATTTAACGGACTACCGATAGAGGTCCAAGATAAATACATTGCGTATGCAAATGATATGATCTTCTGGGAAACAGCACGAAAACTTAACTTGAATTCGCCTAATACACATGTCAAAGGTAAAATAAATACTGTATGTAACATACAGCCTCATCATCCTTTAGTCTTCGCTTTTTATAGCAAGCTAAATGATTATTTGGAGGGTGTTCCTACGATGCTCGACACGAATGTTTCAGATGACAACAATGGTTCGAACGTAGATTTTAATGCTTATACAATATATGAAGCATGGATGCGAGGGGAATACCGCTATTTAGCAAGACTTCCTTCCATCGATACCTATAATTATAACACAGTGTCACATAAAGTGACGGCGTGCAAATATGAGGTACTCAAAAAGGCGATATTATTACTAAAATCAGATAACGCAAACATATTTTTAAACCCTGTCCTAAAATTGTCAGATGACGAACTTTATGACATAGGATTTGGGAGTTTACAGAAAGCTCTTGGCATTTCAGAGTAATAGCAGAAATATGTATTAATATAACTATACATATCATGCAAATTTATCCTAGTGAAGTTAATTTATAACTAAACATAGCTTCGAACTCACGTCAGTTAAGCACCGAAAGGTGCTCAACCCCAAGGGGCGCTTCAAACAAT